CTTTTTGCTAGAGTTTTCTTAGAAACTTGCTTAGTAATCTTATGGTTTGTATTTACTTGAATACTAGTTTTCTTGGGTAAAATGGTATAATAATTGCCATCATCCTTAATTTCATCTTCGGATTCAACATCTACGAATTTTGGGAATCCTTTCAGTTCTATAAATTCCATAGATAAATCCGAATAAAGTTTCCAATATCCCAGTTTACAATCTTTATCGGTTCTTCTTTGTTGTAAAGGAGCACCAATCATATAAACCTTCTTTGATAATCTTTGTGGTTTGTGTATATGACCACAAATAATTAAATCAAACCTATTCAGTACATTCAGATTTAGATTTTCTACTGAATCAATTTCTCTGCCATCCGTATCTTTTGCTCCAGGATAATCAGTATGAAGCATAAGGATATTATCAGCATTCTTATCAAGCTTTATATTTTTCAGATATTCAGATAAACCTACATTGTGATCTATGTAGGGTATACCGTATACTACTGCATTCATACCCAGACATCTTTTACCATAATCTAGGTTCACTATCCCAAATTGTTCTAAGAACTTAACCCATGAAAAAGGTTTATTACCTATAAAGCTAACTTTCTTTAAGTCGTGATTTCCTGATATAGAAAATATCTCTACCTGGTTTTCTCTTAACTCTAATTCCTTAAATTTCTCATAGGTCAATTCCATAAGATCTTGATCCATAGTTTCTGGCTTATGGAAGAAATCTCCACAGAATAGTGCTGGGCAATCATACTCTTTACATTTCTCTTGTATAATCGACAAAACCCTGAAATGATTCAGGGTTCTTTTATTGTCTTCATTGAACTTAGCCCATAAATTTAGGTGTAAATCCGAGAAAACTATTGCTATTACTTGTTTCTTCATATTAATCCAATCTTGACATTATCATGTGTATTCTGTCGTAGAAATCTAATTGGGGTACTACTAATATATCTATTACACTTAAAGTACTCCACTGAGTTAACAGGTTACCCATTATATCTGACATCTGAGCCTGATAATATCTATTTATGATTCTCTTCTTATTGTCTTCCATTGGCCATTCTTTCATATTGTACATACTCAAGGGAAGGTATATTAATAAATCACATTGTTGAACTGTAAGATCTTTGCATATATCTAAGAAAGCATCTACTTCACATTCGGGAATATTAGTAGATTGTTTATATATGAAATAAGCTGCTAAATCTACATAACTACGGTCTGTTACAAAAGTTTCTTTATCCTTGAAAAGCTTATTTCTCAGATTCAACAATTGATAATCCTTGTTTAGGAGTTCTCCACATTCTTGGTGTAAAAACTCAGCATGGTGCATCTCTTTTGTATCTGGCATTAAATCTGACATACTACCAGATATAAAGGGTATACCATATTTGGTTTCTATGAACTTTGCCAAAGTGGTTTTTCCTATTCCACTTGGCCCTACAAACATAATTCTTTTCATGATAACAAATCTTTAAATGGTTTCATAAATTCATTTGTCATAAAGGATGCTAAAGAGTATTCGATACAGACTTCTTTGAATTTCTTGTATTTTATCTCCTTATTAGCAAACTTTTTCATAGGTAACTTGGATAATGGTACTTCTTTTTGAAATAATCTTAAATCTATAAGCTTCTTATTCCTTTCTGCAATCTCTACATGAGAAGTTTGATGATGATGCTCTAGAAATTTATCCAAAGTACCATATTCGTCCAATATTTTCCTAGCTTTTACAGGACCAATACCTGGTATACCTTTAATATCATCCGAAGTATCTCCCACCATTGAAAGGTAATCTACTGTTTCTTCAGGAGAATACCCGAATAGTTCCTTACAATTACCCTGATGAATCATCTCATCTTTTCTTGGATTGTTTATCTTTACGTCTTTACCGATAAGTTGATTAAAGTCCTTATCGGATGATATTATGATTACCTTCTCAGTGGGTTTTTTATTTAAAACTAGGTATGCTAAGAAATCATCTCCTTCATATTTAGTAGAATTATGCTTATCAAAAACATATTTAATTCTTAGGAGCTTAAGCATACCCATAATAATACGTTTTTGAGATTGAAGAGATTCATAATCTACTGAAATATTTTTCCTATGTCCCTTATAATCTGGTAACAAAGCATCTCTATAAGGAGAGTGTCCATTATCAAAAGTTATAATAACCTCATCTGGGTCCCACCTATGTAAGAACCCATGTAATGATCTAAAAAATCCGAATATTGCTCCACTTGGTTTTCCATCAGTAGACTTAAGCTTTTCGAATTTGTGGAAACTTTGATGAAGTATATTCTCTCCATCTATTAGTAATATTGTTTTCTTACTCATCGTCTTCCTCCTCTTCGTCTTCTGATTCATTATAGGATTCGTATTCTACTCCATCTATGGGATAACAGTTTTCTGTAAGAGCTTCTAGTTTCTTACGAGTAGTACCAATGGTATTTATATCTGCTTTCCTTAAAAGCTTTCTTCTTAAGTCGTCGTCTTCTTCCAAAAGCTTTTGAAATTTCTCTTCTCCTCTTGCAAGAGTTTTATCCTTGAGTTTATATACTCCACCAGAGGATTTAATGATTATATCATTTTCTACCAATACATCTTCTAATCCAAAGCATCTATCAAATCCAACCTCATGGAACTTAGGATTGAAGTATACTGGGCATTTGCTGATTGTAGGTCTTGGAGGAGCAACTTTATTTTTAATAAGTCGAACCGTGACGAGTTTCCCAGCTTTGCGTTCTTTACCCTTTTGCTTAACAGTGATAGATCTTCCTGAATAGAAAGCAGCTCTGATTGAAGCGTAGAACTTAAGTGCTGCGCCTCCTGTAGTTGTTGTATTATCTTTTCCGAATCCAACATTCAATGCAGTTCTTAATTGATTAATATAAATCTGTGTAACTCCCAGTCGATAAAATAATTCGCTTCTGATACGGAAGTATTTATACAAAGCCTTTGCTCTACCTCCCATCTCTGCTTTAGCATCCGTCATTTTTGAATCTATGTTATCTGCACAATCCATAGCAGCAACTGAATCTATTACCAGAAGTATGGGCTCATTGTGTATTAACTGAGATCTGAAATATAATGCTAAGTCTGCTACTGCATCCGCAACATTCTCAATACGAGTATCATTAACTACTGTAACTCTTTCTGGATCAACTCCATTAGTTTGAGCCCAGGAATTCATCCATGATTGTTCAGCATCTACCCATATTACATGCCCTCCCAGTTGTTGACATGAATAAGCAAAGTTGTAAGCTATAAGTGATTTACCAGAGGATTCTTCTCCTGCTACTTCTAGGATTTTACCAAATGGGATTCCTCCACCAAAGGTATAATTCAATGCAAAGAAAGTACTTGGTAACCATAGACCTGTTTCTTTTGTTTCAGAAGCAAGTACTATTGATGACCCATATTTCTTTAGTAATTCGTTTTTAGAGGGAACTTTTAAACCCACTTTTCCTTTTGCCATACTGTAATGTATTAACATAAATAAAGGAGATAACCAATTTCTTGAATTACCTCCTCTACCAACCATTTATAAAACCAATTTATCAAATATCTGACTTATACTTTCTCTTTTTCTTCTTAGGTTCATCATCATCCATGTAGTGATCTTTATGAATACCTTTCTTTTTCTTCTTTGGTTTTTCATCCTCTTCATCAGAATCTCTTCCTTCTTTTAAGAATGATGCCAAAGTTTCCTCCAGTTCATCATAATCTTTAATCTGAGATCTTACTATGGATTCCAAATCTACGTTACCTGAATACTTCTTGTCAAGTTTAGTAGGTTTACATGCACGAGCAGAATATGTAGTATCATTCTTACCTGAACCAGAACGGATAATTTTTATATCGTATCCAGTTCTTGGGTCTGTCATATCTCCAGCTTCGTCTTCATCCAAGTAAAGGTCGATAATATCCTGGTATACTGATCTTGGGATTAATACTCCCTTATCTTTTCCTTCATAATCTACCTTAGTACCTTTCTCATCTGAATATACTATTCCACCCACTACGTATTTTCTTCTTGGTACCAGCATCTTTGCAAGTTCCTGGTCATCTGGGTCTTTTGAGTTTTTCAGTTCCTGATATTTTTCCATAAATGGGCAGGGTTCATCAAAAGTAGCCGGGGAAATAACTCCTCCCAAATCTTTATTCAGATAGAACTGAATCAATTCAATACCCAATTCTTGATCATCGCCTGGGGATTTGATTCTCATTCTTAAGGTTCCCTCTTTAGGGAATACCAATCCACTACCATTACCCTTGGATTCTAATTGTTTTTTCCGGGCTAACATCTTATCTTTAGTAGTCATGCCACTAGAAGATAATTTCTTTTTCTTTTTGTCCTTATCTTTAATCATATCAATCTAAGTTATTGGGTTCTGAGTATGAAATCTCATTTAAAGCTAATACGGTGAACAGACCCTTTTCATAAAAGGGTTGTAATTCCTGAGGTAAACAGTTTTTATCAAATTGATGTTCTTTACCAGCATACAATCCATATTCGATTATACGACCGATTTCCACGTGGTCCTTGTAAGTTTGATATTCTTCTGTAATTACACCAGATTTAATAACAACACCCTTACGAGGAACTCCTTCCTTTACCATATCTGGGATAATAATACCAGAAGCAGTGGTATTAATCTCTTTGGGAGAATATACCAAGATTTTATTTTCTACGGGTAAACCTGGAATACTATTACCAAGCTTCTTAGCTACTAGAGTTGATATAAGTTGTAAATTATACATATTTATAAAATTTAGTTAGTAATCTTTTATAGTTCCTACTGTAACTTACGGATATTGGCATTAAGAGTTCTTAAGATGCCCTCTCTACTCTCATAAGCTTTACAGATAGCTATAAATTTATTAGCTTTAGCTGCAGCCTTTAGATACCTTTTGCAAATAGATTTATATTTGGGGTTTATATTAGCTTTATGAGATACGTAATCATTATTGAACCTCTCATTGGAATCTTTTATAAATACCCATGCAGCAGAATATGCTTCTTCTTTTTCCCTTGCTAAAGCATCTCTTTGTTTTATATACTTATCTCTTAATGAAGCAAGTATATAATAACTAGAGGGAGAATCCTTTAGCTGAGAATTTAATAAGTTCTCATTGATAGATAATTCCTTTTGAATATCTATTTCTAAGGTTCTACCCTCAAATACTACCTTAAGTTTATTTATCTCGGTTTTCATCTTTCAACTTAAAAACGTTTTTCATATCTTCTGCAGAATACTGACCACTTTCGATATCTCTCTTAACTTGTAGGAAAGCAATCTTAGCCCTAGAATCTAATTTGGGATAACTAGTAAGGGATTGATATTTGTCTAACAGATTATACAGAGAGTATAATCGTAAATCGCAAAGGTAATCTATACCAGCAACTTCAAGTAATTTCATGAAGATTACATAAAATCTAAGAGTAGTATCATCAAAGCATTCTACTGTTTCTTCATCCATCTTAGAAAGTGAATGAGTTCTGAGTGATTCTATGTTTGAATTGAGAAATTTTATATGTTTTCGGATAGAGTTGATTAACCTTCGGTCTTCATGGTGAAGTCTTTTGTGTAATCTATCCAAAATTTCATCCATTTCTTGGAATGATTGTTCTAATACTCCAGATAACATGTAAGTTACATTGATTACCTTGTCAGCCTCTTTCTTTAATGTGTCATTTTCCATAATCTAAAATTTTAATTAGTTATGTTGTCATAGTATCCTCTCTTCTCGTTTCTGTAGTGGTAGATACTGAATCTGAATGCTTTATATTGGTTTTACAACCTGGGCATGATATTATCCTAAAAACATCCAGAGTAGTTTTATCATAAACCTTTATAGTTTCACTTACATCATATTCAAATTCACAATCACATACTGGGCATTTAGCTCTCCATACCGTGGGTCCGTTTAAAATCTTCTTCATATTGTTTCATTTGTTTGTTAAAACGTTTCTTATACTCTGAAATAGGTATATGTTTATATTTCTTATGCTCTTCCATGTATTCTTCTACTGAAAAATCGGGTTCAAGCATTTTCCTATAATCATAACCTGGGATAAAGGGTAATTCTTCTGCCATCGATCTACCTATGACAAAGTCCATGTCCATAGTGACATCGTCTATCTGAAAACCAAAATAAGGCTTAGTTAAAGGATTTCGATAAATTTGCCACATCTCATAAATACTCCATGTGTTTATGTTTTCTGGTTTAGTGATTTGATAATTAGCATCATGAACCAAGCATACTGATTTTGTAGGAGGTAATTTACCTTGTCTCATTAGGTAATATATTAAAATACTACCAAATAAGCACATATCAGAAGCTGCAGATTGACAAGGGAAATTCAA